AGTTACAAAGTTAATTGTGTTTTCTATGATATTAAAATCACCATTAACTTTTGTGATTGTGGAATTGATTGCATGAGTTGCAATACCAGTTCCCATCCATGCTCTTTGAACCAAGACGATATTAGTCGATCCAAATCCAACAGAATTGACCCTCATAATTTCATCATCAACTTTAACTAAATCACCACCAAAGAAAGATGTAATTCCAGAGAAAGTCAATCTATCATCTACAATAGAAACTTCTTTTGATGCCGTTGTTGTTACTGAGGTTGCGACTATTGGAGATTGAATAAGATTATCGATTCCGATTAAAACTCTTGCATTTTGATTTGTGGAAACAAATCTATGAGAAGTTCCAATACCAACAGTGGTTATATCTAAGATATTTGGTGGATTGCGAAGAGCATCGGATGCGGATGCAGCCACTCTAACTTTAAGATCACTTTCTTTTACAATATAAAGAGACGATGGTAACTTATCAGTTGATCCAACTCCACTGATTGTGGTTGTTGCAATACCAATTGCTTGTGTAGTTCCTGCTCCTGCAAAGGAGTATATAACTTTTTCACCAGTTATAAAGAAATGTTCTGGTATTGTGATTGTATTATTAGTTACACTTACTATATCAGAATTACTTCCATCAAAATATCTTTCAAAGATTGGTTTTTGTTTGTGAGTCAGTCCAAATGCTCTCTTGACATCAGTTTCTGATCCAGTATAGAATCCATATCCAGTTCTTATAAACGCATTAGTAAAATCTATCGTTCTATTTGCAATAGTTAGATCGACCAGACCTATAGGATTCTGATATACTCTTACTTCTACATCAGTATCTGCATTTGCGGTAAATGTAAGATCAACATCACCAGATGGTTTTACGGTTGCTCCAATCGATCCAATAGAAGAATTGGTTTGAATGATACCAAACTCAACAAAATATGCTTCAGTATCATCATCAACCAAAACAACTTCAGAAACTTGATACTGATTGTTGGTCAAATCTTCAACACTGACAACATAGTAGGAACCTTCATATGTTGAACTATAACTTGCTATTGTTGTTATTCCTGGTGTTGGTGTTGATGAAATTGCAACATGACTAGATTCAATTCTAGTATCATTAAGTATTTCAGTTCCAATTCCCACAGAAATTGTGCTTGATATTGATACTCTTACCGAGTTTATGTCAAATTGAACTGGTGTGGATGTGTAAGGAATAAGATCGATATTAATATTAGATCCGGAATAATATGCATGATATGTTCCCAACCCTAAAGAAGAATATGAGTCATCATTAACTGTATTTAATTGACCATATTCTTGCAAGATAATATCAGTTCCATTATGTAAAATTGTAAGTTCATCAAATTCATGATATGATGAATTAGTAGCTCCGATTTGAACTAAAACCTTAGAAGATCTGTAAGTAGATGCAATACCAACAATAGTAGTTGCAGATGATGTTCCTGATGGTATACTAGTAGTTGCTGATCCAACAAAAACAGTATCTCCCAAGTCCGTAGAACCTATTGAAACAATAGAATCTCTTATATCAAAAGAAACAGTACTTACATCATAATCATTAATCGTCGATCTTGTTGGATAGAAAAGAAGATTTCCGTCTAGACCAGTAATACTAAAATCAAATGATCCCATATCGTAATAACTATCAACTCCACCATATTGATTAATGTATGCAGTTGATCCATCATGAACTAAAGAAACTAAAGAAACTTGTCTTTGGGAAGTAAATCTTCTATCCTTTATAAAGGTCAGATATTTAACAGACCTAGAATCTAATCTAAATGTATCAACAATACTAAATTGTGTAGGTCTGGGATTGCTATTAAATTCATCACTTATATCATCAATCAAAAGAACTCTATTGCCGACAGATTCAATATAATCTTGAAGAACACGAGAACCGAATATTATTTCATCAGATCTTACACTTCCATCAACTATAAAATTATTTTCTGTAACTAAATCGAAATCGTAAACACAGTTAAGATCAATTGAACGAGAAAGATCTGCAATTCCAGATACATCTCCCAAATTCTGTTCTGTATTAATTCCAGATATGGTAGGAGATGACTCTACTACCAAATCACTAAATCTCTTGAATCCTGCGGTGTGATTGAGATTAGCTACGGCATCATCCCAAACTTCAACGGAAACTGGAGATTTAATTGCATAAGAGAAATACTGATAATAGTCATTATCATGAACTCTTTGGAATTGATTATCCAAGAATCCTGTCTCGGTTTGCCATCCCTTTACAACTGTTGAAGCAGACCCCACTATGTAGTTCGCGGTAGATGTAGTTACGTTTCCAATTATTCCACTTGATGTTGAAGTTCTGCCCGTAATAACATCACCAGAATTGAAAGTATCATTAGTGGAAACTTTTAGAATTTCATTTATATCATTCCAATCAACTACGACACCAAAAGAACCATTAGAAGATACAGTTTCTCCTTTATTAAAGATATTCTTTTCGAGTACAATATTGAATATTGGGAACTGTTTTTGAAGAACAATTCTTCCAGAAGAATTTACAGAATCAAAAGTTCCTGGTACTTCTCCATTAGAAAGATAGTTTGAGATATTGTATGAAACAGTAGCCCCAACACCTCCAATATTTGGATCAGTATTTACTATAGTAAACAGAGTGTAGTTATAGTTTGATGAATTATATCCTTTTCCTGTAGAACCAACACCAACACTAGTGTTCTCAATAAGAACCTTATCTCCAATATTGAATGGGAAATCTGATGCGTTACTAAAACTAGAACCTAAGGTAACGACAACATCATTAGAAGAAGAAATAAATCTAATCGAACTAATTCCAACTCCATTAGTGTTATTGACTGGAATAATAGTTGGAGTTACATTATTAATAGATTTGGTATTCTTTAAAATAGTTACCGTCTTAGAATCCAAGTTATATCTAAGATCTACATCAGATACGACTTTATTTGTAAGTCCATCCAAAACAATAAGATCTGGTGCAATAGAATATCCTCTACCAGCAGATGCTATTCCGATAGATTTGAATGATGCTTGTGGTGTTACCTTTATAACATCAGGAAGTTTTGCCGTAGGTCTTACCGAGTAATCGTTAGAATACCCAAATCCAATATCATCAATAGTTGTCTTAAGAACTTTTCCAATACTATTAGTAGATACTTCTAAAACTTCTCCTGAACCAAGTTCTGATGAAACATTTTCAATCTCAGGAATAGATTTTAAATTAAGTCCACCATAATTTGTGGAAATAGATTCAATCTCACCATAGGCATTTGGAGAATTGGTTACATATGTTGTTGAAGAATTTGTCGTATCATATGAAGATTTTTCGGGAGTATTTGATAGTATGTAAGTGAAAGATGTTGAAGTAATTCCCGATACTGTATGAGTCCCGTTGTAAACACTCTGTACAACATTAACTGCGCTGCCATCCACTACTTCATTATCTACTATAATTTCTTCCTTAACAATTGGAATAATACTCAGATTTGTTGGAGTAAGTTTATAGTATAATTTTCTTGGTGTCGAATCATTTACTCTCAAAGCAACAGTAGCATTTGTATCAATACCAACTCTTCCAGTTCTTACAACTTCTACATTATTCGAATCGGTAAATTCAAATGGGAAGTTGAAATTGGGATCAGTGTAAAAATCAAAGTCAAATGCGGAATAAAGGATTCCGCTGTTAGTAAATGAAAGTGTGGGACTTGATACGTCGAATAATAAAGTATTTTTGGTTGTTAGATTAATAGATGGATTTACTGGTGAAATTGATCCATCCGATGCCGATGTTATGTTTATTTCGTTTCTTTCTACTCTGGAGGAATAATAGTAACTGTTTGAAAGTTTGATAGTATTCTTATCAACTACGATTACATAGTAAATTTCTTCGTTGGAAAGTCCTCCAGATGGTGATGCTGAAGTATAGATTACCTTTTGGCTTGTGTATAATCCATGATTTGGTATCGTTATTGTATTTCTTGCAGTATCAACTGCAGAAGATAAGAAATCTAATTTATTGATAATTAATCTTCTGTTATAATCATTATAAGAAACTGAAATTTGAGTAGAAATTCCAGAAACAACATTTAAGGTAACAGAATCGCCTAATGCAAGTCCGTGAGTTGATGCGGTGGAAACGGTTGCTTGATTCTTTGAAATATTACCAGTTAAAATATTTTCATAATTTGTGGTAAAACTGTGAATTTCTCCACTACCAGCACCAGTAAAATATAGAAGATCTGAAGCCGTTGATATTCCTGCATAATAACCAGTTGTACCAAGTCCAACTCGATAGGAACTGATACCAATTAAATCAGAAGTCAATCTGGTTGCATAAACAACAGAATTATCTGATAATTGATACGATGAAACTCCATCCGTTGAAATGGATATTTGAGTTCCTCCATTTGAAGAGTAAATTAACTCATCTCCAGATATCAATTGATGATTTGGAAGATAAATTGATCTTGTAGGAATAGAAATCTGAGTAGCACCAACTCCAGGATTTGAGAATGTGAGTGTAGTTGCAACTCCAGGACCAGAAGTGGTTCCTATTCCCAAAGATTCCGATGGATTGAAATAAAATTCAGTATTTAATTTATAGTCATAGTTATTTTCAATATCCAAATTGATGAATAATTTTCTAGTAACCTCAGTAAT